AGATATCAACCTGAAGAACCTAAAGATGATGAGGAGGAAGAAGAGGATGACAAAGAAAAATTAGAAATACCTTCTTTTGATGTGGAAGATTTAACAGACGAAGAAGAGTTAGAATTAGAAAAACATAAGAGAAATATTATCAATGCTATTATTCAAGGGTCAGCTAAAAGAGGACACTATATTTTTCAAGAACCTTGGGTTAAAGCTAGATTAGATGAGATTAATCCGTCACTCTATAGAGATTATTTGGGTATCATGGCTATTAATGATTTCTTATATTTTAGTATGGAACAAATGATTGAAATGATGAGTCAAACAGGTCAAGGTGTTGCTGGTAAAGTATCATTGGAAAATAATGATGATGAAGAAGAAGGTGGAGAAGAAGGTGGTGATGAAGAAGGAAAAAGTGAAGAAAAACCTGATACAAAAATTGTTGCAGTAGGAATGATATTCCCTATTTTATGTCATGAAATTATTAAAGGATTAGAAGAAGCCAAAGGTAGACACGGTCATTCCCAAAATAAAAGTATCAGAGATAAAGTAAGAGGTGCAGTTGATGTATTATCTAACGAACCAATGCAATTGAGAATAGGACCTGAAATCGTAGAAAAATTTAGACATGCACTTCCAGATGAAATGTTTGATGAATCAAATAAAGGTTTAATAAACTGGTTCCAAATCTTGTTATATCAAATACCTGCACAAGAATTTTTAGAAATTATAGGAAACTCAATTTCTGAAGATGAGTCTAAGGTTAAAAAAGCAACTTCCAAATTTACAGAAATTATGAAAGAAGCACAAAATTTGAAAAGCGAGTACGAAGACTACAAAGAAGAAAACGATATCGAGGATGAAGATGAAGACGATGGTTTAGATGATTTCTTTGGTAGTTTGGGGATATCAAGACCCAAATAACAATTAATGACTAGAGAACAATTGATTATAGAAGTTACGAAGTGCATGAGAAACACACCATATGCACTTCGTACTTATTTACAGACTTACGATAATACGGTATCAAAATATGTTCCGTTAGATTTATTCCCCGACCAAGTTAGCCTAATAGAAGATTACGATACATATAATGAAAACATTGCACTAAAATATCGTCAGGCGGGCGTAACAACAGTAACTGCTGCATGGGCTTCTAAAAAACTTGTATTTGCTAAAAAACAAAAACCTGAAAAAATTCTAATCATTGCTAATAAGTTAGACACCTCTGTGGAGATGGCTAACAAAATTAGAAATTTTACAGAACAATGGCCATCATGGGTTGGAGTTGGATTTTCACAAGAAAAAAACGCACAAAGACATTTTAAACTTACAAATGATTGTGAAGTTAAAGCCGTTGCAACATCGAAGGATGCCTTAAGAGGTTATACTCCAACTATTCTTATTTTTGATGAGGCAGCGTTCATCGAAGCTGATGGAGATTTTTGGTCCGCCTGTATGGCCTCACTATCTACGGGTGGTAAAGTTATTGTTGTGTCTACACCAAACGGATATGACCAAATCTATTATGAAATCTACGACCAATCGTTAAGAAGTATGAACGATTTCAAAATATCTGAAATGTTTTGGTTTCGTGACCCAAGATATACAAAAGATTTGTATATGGTTAAAACAAATGATTTAGTTCACTTTTTGTTAAACAGAGAAGATTATTCGAAAGACCTTGTTATAGATTTATCTATTGATAATCCCTACGAAAGAGACCATTCAATTACCACTGATTATATTGCTCAAGGATACAAACCTTGTTCTGCATGGTTTGAAGGTATGGTTAAAAAATTGAAGTTTGATAGGAGAAAAGTAGCTCAGGAATTAGAATGTAACTTTTTAGGTTCGGGTGATAACGTATTCGATTCAGAATTGATGCAAAACATAGCCAAAAATCATTTAAAGGAACCTATTGCAAAAATGATGGGAAATTCTTTATGGATTTTCAAAGAACCTGAACAAGGTCATAAGTATGTTATGGGTGTAGACGTATCTAGAGGGGATTCTGAAGACTTTAGTTCTATTGAGATAATTGACTTTGATACAAGAGAACAAGTCCTCGAATATGTCGGAAAAGTACCACCAGATGTAACTGCAGAGATTGCTTACAAGTGGGGAACTATGTATAACGCATACTGCGTTGTAGATTTGACTGGAGGTATGGGAGTAGCAACAGCAAGAAAAATGCAAGAACTTGGTTATCAAAGTGGAATGTATGTTGATAATGTAGATACAACTAATAAATGGAAATGGGACCCTAAATTGAACGAAAAAATACCAGGGATTAACTTTAACAGTAAAAGAGTTCAAATTATTTCTTCCTTTGAAGAAGCTGCAAGACATGATTTCAAAATATACTCACATAGATTATATAACGAAATGAATACTTTCATCTACATTAACGGCAGACCTGACCATCAGAAAGGTCATCATGATGATTGTATTATGGGAATATCTATGGCAATTTATGTTGCTGAAAAATCTTTTCAATCTTTACAAAAAGTTGTAAACCACACCAAGGCAATGCTAAATTCATGGACATCTATATCCAATGAAAATAAAAATACCTCAGAATATTTTAATCCGTATATACCTCAAATGGGTAGACAAAATCCATTTAACGAAGGTGCTAGTAAAGCCGATTATATGAAATATGGATGGTTATTTGGCGGCAAATAACTATTTATATTATCAAGGTAATAAGTAAAATTGTAATATGGCTGAACAAAACAATCAGACGGTATGGCAGAGACTATCCAAAACATTTGGACCAAATTCTCTATTAGGACAGGATTATCCAACTTTTAAGTTTGATAAGAAAGAATTATTGCGTACTACAAATAAGCAAGAGTACGAAAATGAAAAATTACAAGCTCAACAAACATTTTATTTAGCTAATCAATGGGCAAAGGTCGAGAACAATTTATATTCTCAAGCGATTTATTATGAGCCAACAAGATTGTCATCCCAATATGATTATGAGTCAATGGAGTATACTCCTGAGATTTCTGCAGCGTTAGACATCTATGCTGAAGAATCTACAACAACAAATGAAGATGGATTCATTTTACAAATTTATTCAGAATCCAAAAGAATTAAAGGTGTATTAGCTGACTTATTTAACAATGCATTGGATATAAACACCAACTTAGCAATGTGGACAAGAAACACTTGTAAGTATGGTGATAACTTTGTTTACTTAAAATTGGACCCTGAAAAAGGTGTTACTGGTGTACAACAACTACCAACAATTGAAATAGAAAGACATGAGGTTGGTGTTAGTCAAAAAATTTCTGTTGATATTACACAAGAACTAGATAAGGATAAGAAAGCCCTTCATTTTACTTGGAAAAATAAAAACATGGAGTTTCAATCTTGGGAGATTGCTCATTTTAGATTATTAGGTGACGATAGAAAACTACCCTACGGTACTTCTATGTTAGAAAAAGCAAGAAGAACTTGGAAACAACTTCTATTGTGTGAAGATGCAATGTTAATTTACAGAACGTCAAGAGCACCCGAAAGAAGAATATTTAAAGTTTTTGTTGGAAACATGAATGACGATGATGTGGAAGCATATGTACAACGTGTTGCTAACAAATTTAAGAGAGAACAAGTAGTTGATAATAAAACAGGTAATGTAGATATGAGGTTCAATCAAATGGCGGTTGACCAAGATTATTTTGTACCTGTTAGAGACCCTGCAGCTCCGAGTCCAATTGATACCTTACCAGGTGCTCAAAATTTATCTGAAATTGCCGACATCGAATATATCCAAAAGAAATTATTAACAGCACTTCGTGTTCCAAAAGCCTTTTTAGGGTTTGAAGAGGTTGTTGGGGACGGAAAAAATCTTGCATTACAAGATATCAGATTTGCACGCACAATTAATAGAGTACAAAAAAGTATGTTAGCCGAACTGAATAAGATTGCAATTGTACATTTATTCTTGTTAGGTTTCGAAGATGAACTTTCAAATTTTACGTTAGGTCTTACAAATCCATCAACACAAGCAGATTTGTTGAAAGTGGATGTATGGAAAGAAAAAATATTATTATATAAAGATTTAGTTGCAGACCCTGGTAATGGTATTCAAGCAACATCGTCTACTTGGGCTAAAAAACATATCTTTGATTGGTCTGATGAAGAAATCAAACTTGATTTACAACAACAAAGAATTGAGAGAGCTGTTGGTGAAGAATTAAAAGCAACAGCTACAGTTATTACCAAAACAGGATTATTTGATAACATAGACAAACTTTATGGTAGTCCATCAGGGACAACTGCGCCAGCAGGAGCTTCAACAACACCAGGAGGAACTGAAGAATTAGGAGCACCACCACCATCTGGCGGAGAAGAGGGAGGAGCACCACCGCCACCTCCTAGTGGAGAAGGAGAAGCACCACCACCACCTGAAGCACCTTCAGGAGCAGAACCAACAATACCAGAATCTAAAATGGATAATCTAAGTTTTTTGGTAGAAAATAACTTCATTCATGGAGATAAATTTATAGATTTAGGTCACGGACAAGATTCTTTAGGAGAAATTACAAAAGAATTGGATAAGTTACTAAATTCATAGTATTTATAGAAAAATATTAAAATGACCTTCGGAACCATAAAATCCATAATCGAAAGAAATCTTCTTGAGTCGTATAAAAACGAGAAAGAATTTAAGAAGTCTTTGAGAGAGTTCAAGCAAAACGTACTGAACGATAAATCTATCTCAAAAGCTTATGCTTTATACGACCAATTAAGTACCCCCCAAGGTCTTTCTGAATCCGACGCCAAAGAATTTTTAGAAGAAGGTTTAAATCTTTTAGCTAAAATTTTACCATCAATCAAGCTTCCTAAAACCTCAGAACAAATTATTAATAACAAATATTCAGATATAGATGTGTTAGTTTCTGAAGGATTAAATTTACATGAAAGAGTTCAATCAAAAAAGAATATTATTTCAGTTTTAACATCTGAAACTATGTCTTTGAAAGAATCTATTAATATTCCAATCAAATCTATGGTTAGTATTGCTAATCAAACTTTAAGAACGTATATTGATAATTTAGATGAATCATCTAAAAAAGAATTTTTCCAATTAATTTCTGAGGATTCTAAATCTTTAGAAACTAAATTTGAAACTTTAAGGGAAGGAACAATAACTAAGTTACAAGTTATTTTAGAAAACGAAGAAGAATTTGAGTTGAAAACAAAAATATCTGAAACAATAGATAGATTAAAATCTGAAAAGTTTGACCAAGTTAATTTTTTAAAACTTAAAAAATTAGAAGAATCAATCTAATTGTTTTTTTTATTTTGAATATATTTTGCCTTTAAAATCTGTGCTCTTCTAAGTACAGATTTTTTTGTATATTTTTTTCTTTCGTTTAATTTTTGCGTTTGTTTTGTTTTGATAACTTTAGATTTAAGAGTCTTAAGGGCTCTGTCTATGTTATCACCATTTTTAATTTCTATTATTATCATATTCTACATATATCTTGTTTTTTATCAAAATTTTTGACATTGATGGTTATATATATTACTTTTTAATAAATAAACCATAATAATTATGAAAATTAATGAAAAAAGGAAAAAGTGTAAAGTTAAATCTATTCAATCCAATTAAATCAATCTATGGGACGGTAGATTCAAAAAACTTAAAATCCGTTTATATAAACATTCAATCATGGGTAATGCCAAAATATGAAACAGACAATTGGAATAGGGTCGTTTGTAATTTAAGTAGAGAAATTAAACACTCAGTATTCAATTCAATAAATCATCAATTATTTCAAGAGAATACCATAGTTGATTTAGATTTAAGAACAAGTGGAATATCTAATGGTAAAAAATCTTTTTTTAATTTAGAAGTTAATTTATATACATTATCAGAACTTGATTTCAAATCAAATGAATTAAAAGATTCTATCAAACAAATTGTAAAAAACATTTTTAGAGACAACATTAAAGAAAACAAATATTTCGACTTTTCAATTTCAAAAAAAGAGAATATTAAATAAAGTATTACATATGGTATATTTATCATAAAAGATTAGATGAAAAATTTAAGAATTTTAGAGGCCAACGAACTTGGTCATGGTATTTTAATTGAAATGGATGCTGGTTATATATCTCCTAAAGATAGACTTAACTCAGACATTTTAAAAGAGGCGGCAAATTTAGATTATAAAAACCCATTCGAATTTTATGCGGTTCTTCAAAAATATAATACACCAAATAGAAACGGTAGATTTTATCCTGAAACAATATTAAAAAGAGAGGCTGAAAATTATAAAAAGGCAATCGCAAAAGGATTATCAACATCTGAATTGAATCACCCTGAATCTTCACTTATTGATTTAGATAGAGTATCTCATATTATCAACGATATATGGTGGGATAAAAATATTTTAATGGGAAAGTTAAAATTATTAACTTCACCAGGATTCCACGAAAGAGGGATTGTTTCAACTAAAGGAGACCAAGCAGCAAACTTAATGAGACAAGGGGTAACTTTAGGTATATCCTCAAGAGGTGTTGGTTCCTTAAAAAAAGTGGGAGAAAGAAATGAAGTACAAGATGATTTCGAATTAATTTGTTTTGACTTAGTATCATCACCATCAACGCCAGGAGCTTATTTGTTTTCCAATCCTGAAGACCGTGATAAATACGAAGAAAATTTAGACGAAGAAAGAAAAATTAAACAACAATCTACGGGAATGGACAAGTCTATTGACTTAATGAAAAAATTAAACGATTTTTTAGGAAAATAAAATTATGGACGAAAAATTCTTTGTAGCAAAAATTCAGTATGATTTACCTGATGAAAATTCAGGAAAAATTAAAAAAATTAGAGAAGAAAAACTTGTTAAAGGTTTTTCAGTAACGGACGTTGAAGCGAAAGTTACAAAACGATACGAAGGTTTTACACACGATTGGAGAATAACTTCAGTGTCTGAAAGTAAAATCGATGAAGTAATTGAAAGTTAAATAAAGTGGTCTCTGACCACTTTTTTTATTTATGGGCATATTTATAGTAAATTAAAAAATATGTTATTTAGCGTAAGTTTACAATCAAGTGGAGTTGGAAGTGCAACATTAGTAAGCGGTAATACATGGGGAGACTGTGTATCATGGGCGGAGGGTACAGGAAAGGTTATTCAATCGATTAACATTCAACAACAAATTTTAATACTTGTTAACTCGTCTTCAGATGAGTCATATAGTGTAGGATTAAAAGATACAATTACTAATTCATTATACACTTATATCATCTATGATACGTATTCTAATGTTGATAAATGGGTAGAAGCACAACCAGATATGGCGGTTCAAAATATATCACTTCAAAAAAGAACGTTTGTTCAACTATAAAAAATCAACTTTTTTCAAGTAAGATACTATTTATCATTAAATAATTAAAATTTTTCATGCAAGATACTAAGAAAAATCCAGTGGAAGAGGCTCTAATTCAAATGAAAAACGTTGAAGAAGCGATAGCCGAAAATGCAAAAGGAATACTTGCCGCTACAATGAAGCAAGAAATCAATCAATTAGTAAAAGAATCTCTTTCAGAACAAACTGACGATGAGGTTGACTTAGATGCTGATATGGATACTGATGACGAAGACATGGATGTTGACACAGATGTTGACATGGACATGGATTCTAACGATGTTGACATGGATGCAGATAATGTGGATGATGTGGACATGGATATGGACACTGACTCCGAAGATTCTCCGATAGATTTAACTGACGCATCTGACGAAGAAATTCTTAAAGTATTCAAAGCTATGGGTGAGGAAGATGGTATCATCGTAAAAAAAGATGGTGGCAACGTTCACTTAAAAGATAATGATGCTGATGTAGAATATCTAGTTAAACTTGGTGAGTCTGAAGAAAAACCCTTAAACAAAAAAATGAAAATTAAAGAACAACACGACGTTGATACACAAGATGTAATTGACGCAATTTTCTCAAAAGATGGTAAAACTTCAGATTTTGATGTTGACCAAGCTTATGATGATAAAGATGATGAAATCATGTATGAAATAGAATTTGACGAATCTGAAGAAGAGGAAGAAGATGAATCATATATGGATGAAGCTGATGAAATGGATGAAGCTGATGAAATGGATGAAGCTGATGAAATGGATGAAG